TGCAAGAAAGAAAACTTCGACCCTATGTCCCGTCGAGCATACCCGATCAGGGTCTGGGATTGTGGCGGGGGTCTGCGCGTTGCGGTTGGCAATGCTGAATATGGTACAGCGTTTCGTAAAATGGCGCTGGTTATCAACGGAAACGTGATTTACGATTCACGTATCGACTACCCGGAATAAATTATGAAAATTTCTGATATCATTAAAAACCTGAAGGATCTGTCTCTGGCAGTCTCTCCGGGTCGCTGGACAACAGAGAACGAGCACCAGGGTAAATGGAACATTTACGATGAAGAAGGCAATGACCTTGCCATGACACATCAGCTTGTTCCGATTCCCCAGGATCCTAAACAGGTGACCCGCACCGCAAACGCAGTATGGATCGCAGCAGCAAGCCCCGCCAATATCATGGCGCTGGTCGAAGAGCTGGAGCAGGCACAGGCAAAACTCGAACTGGTTGCACAGACCAAAAACCACGGGCCTGTTTATGTCACCTGGCAGTATCCAGAGTGGGTGGAAGATGATAGCTGGTCCGCTGAAAAGGGAACACTGATCCACTTCGACACCTCGGAAAAACAAAAACACGTTGTGTTGATTAAAGGTAATCCAACAGTGTTGGAGAACGTAACCCTCAAACTAGAATCAGGGCAGGTAATCAAATGGAAACCGTAATTGAACCAAAAGACCGCATCGTCTTTCAGTATCGCACCTGGTGCGGTGTCTGGAATGCATGGGCTATCTGCGAGCAGGACACGTATGATAGCATGAAGAACATTGCCGAAAACGACACATCTATTCAGGTGCGCATGGTAACTGTTCCTTATGGCCTGAACTCGACCGAATCATTCATCAACTGGTGGGAGTCTCTGGCCTATCCATTTGAAGAAGGTCAGGCGCGGGTTGCGGCTAATCAGGCGTGGGACCACTCCCGCTACGTGACACAAAAAGAAATGCTTGAAACTGTCGCGCAGGGGATTTATGATCAGTGGCGTTTCATGCCGGGTTGGGAACCGTGGGTTCCTTATGGCAACTCACTGCGTCAGGTTGACGCTCGTAAACTCGCTCAGAACTATATGGGGAAATAACCATGTTCTATTCTGTATCAACCGAAAACGAAGTAGGCGGAACCGGCAACATAAGCACCTCTCTGGTGACTGTTTCAGAATCCCTGATTCCCGTTGTTGATGCTGCTAAGGATCTTCTGTGTGATTCCATCCTGTTTCAGCTTTTTGAAAATGGGAAGCCGGTGTCCTGGTGTCGCATGGACCCTAACGAAGAAATCACATACGAGACTGTTGTTGCGTCTCTTATGCAAAACCACAAGGGCTAGATCATGGCAATGTTATTAGCCGGTGTCGGTATTCTTATCGAAACCCGCCAGAAACCTGTTAAACTCGAACCAACCTATACTCTGGTCGGTGTCAATGATCAGACCGGTCATGAAAAGACCCTGGTTGCCGGTCGGTCACTGAAAGAGATCCAGATCGGTTTCGAGCGTCTGTGTAAGTTGAACAAGCCAGAAACGCTGGGGAATTATTTCGAAGTTCGTATGTGGTTGAATGGAATGTCCGTCAACTATGTTTCACATCTCAATGCATATCACATCACTGAGAATCTTTTACAGTCCTTATTTGAGGCAAAGTATTCATGAAACAAGAAACCGCTGCACACATGCCAGCATATACACTGGGCAATCCTGTCCATGTTATCCAGTTCCGTGACATCCCGCTGAACCTTTTCCGTCTGCGTAAAGAGCTGGAGAAGTACAGTTTCAACGAATGGGCAATCGAAATTGTTTTTTCTGAAACTATGGCACAGGCCGGAAAAGTAGCGTATGCTATCGGTGTTCCAATGGAACAGACCGGCGCAGTAACTCACGAACAGTTCTACGAGGCTGTCGGTAAAAAACTCGGAGTCGCACCGACAGCAGATGCAATCGGTATGACCTTATACGAAATCATTATGAGAACCGCACAATGACTATTTCTAACATCGAATTCAAAAACGCAGTTGCCAAACCAACACCGACCAACCATTTCTTTGTGTGCGACGTGTCGTACTCAATGGATCGCGAACTGCCAAAGATTCGCCAGCACCTGAAAAACAACCTGGCAACTCTGGTTAAACCAGAAGACACCGTGTCTATCCTGTACTTCGCAAGCCGTGGTCAGTATGGCTCTGTGTTCGTCGGTGAGAAAGTGCGCGACCTTGCGGACCTGTCTAACATCAATGCAGCAATTGACCGCTTCCTGCGTCCTACCGGCTGCACCGGCTTTGTTGAGCCTCTGCAACTGGCAGCAAGCCTGGCGACCGATCTGCAAGCTGACAATGGCAACCTGAACAGCCTGCTGTTCCTGACCGATGGTTATGACAACTGCTGGAACACTCAGGACATTATCAAAGCCTGTTCAGTGCTCCCGCTGACCTTTAACAACATTGCGTTCCTGGAATACGGCTACTACGTAAACCGTCCGCTGCTGGAGAAAATGTCCGAAGCGACAAACGCACTGCATAAGTTCGTTGAAGGCTTTAGCGAATTTGAACCTGCATTCGATGAGATCCTGACCGCTCAGACCTCCGCACGCGTTGAAGTGAAGGTAGGCGATGCAACCCACGCTATCTATCTGGACGATGGTCGCCTGTATGTGCTGAACGCGGCTAACGGCGTTGTTCTGGTTCCAGAGCACGTCAAAAACATCATTGCGGTCGGCGACAACGCGATCAACGATATCGATTCCATCGCGGATGTCGATACCCTGTACACTGTGTTGTACTTCGCTATCCATACCATGAATCCAGACCTCGCGTGGAAAGTCCTCAAAAAGCTGGGTGACGTGCGCCTGATTAAAGCGTATGACAACTGCTTCACCAAACAGGATTACTCTGAAGCGAAAGCACTGATCGAACAGGCTGTTGTTGATCCAACCAAACGTTTCGTTGACGGTATTGATTACAACCTGGTGCCGGACGAAAACGCATTCACTCTGGTTGATGCGCTGGCTATTCTGGCGGAGTCTGATACTGTTATCGACCTGTCGTCTCCACACTGGGCCTATAAGCGCACCAGTCGCAAGACCGAACAGAAGGACGATGATACTATTGCTGTGCTGTCTCAGGCCATTGCAGACGCTACCAGCGAAGAAGAACGCAAAGAGCTGGCTGCTAAGCTGGTTGAACACCAGAGCTGGAAACCTGAATTCACCCAGACCACAACAAAGGTTGAAGTGAAACATCTGGTAGGCAACAGCAGCCGTCCGAACATCTCGATCAATACCGACCTGAAAGGTTTCGTTACCATCCCGGAAAACTTCCGCAAGAAATTCGGACTGCCGGAACAAATCGAAACCAAACAGGTGCGCAACTTCACTATCGTTAAAGACGGTATCGTAAACGTGCGCGTCCTCCCACTGGAGACCGATATCAAGACCCTGAAAAACCTGCGTGCGTCTGGCCTGACCATTAAGCCGCTGGAAAAACTGGGCGATGATCGTATGTCTGTTCTGGTAGACTTCTCCAGCCTTCCGCTGGTTAACCGTGCCATGACCAAAGGCATTAGCGGTAAAGAGTATCTGCGCGATACCGTTGATTTGGAACTGCTGAAAGGTCGTCAGAAGGTAATGAAGTTCTTCCGCGACGAAGCTATCGGTATGCGTAACGCGGTTGGCCTGGCTGACAAGTTCGGCGAAGAGGCTGCACAGTGGCTGTCTGAAAACGGTGTACGTGATTACGGCTTCTCGCCTAAAGTCGCGACTACCGACGCATCAGATGTGTACATGTCGAAAGAGCTGAACGTGAAGATCAAAGGCGCGTCCTCTCTGCCAGCAGTTGCAGCAACAGTTAAGAAACGCGACGAAGGCAAGAAAAAGCTGAACAACGGCGACCTGATCATTCTGTTCGCATACGACACCGTGGTTGCAGAACTCGCAGAACTCGACAAGGACAAAGTTGTTGAGTATCTGGACAAAGAGACCCGCGCAACTATCAACGAGGTCCGCGAACTGAACAAGCGTCTGTCCCGCGTGATGTATGGTATCGTTGTCGGTCACGGCTGGTTCACTGATATCGATTTCGACGCACCTACCGTGACTGTACCAGTTAAGCGCTCGAACCTTGATGGTACTGCCAAAATCGATACGACTCTGGAACTGACCATCGTTCTGGAAGAGAAAGAAGTAAAAATCTGATAACCTGGCCCTTCGGGGCCACTTTTCTTAGGAAAGATTATGTCCTCACACAAAATAAAATGGTTGCAGCCTGGGTCTATTCTATTTTTCCGCGACCGCGAAGGCTTCAAAAAATCCCGCAAAGAGAACATCGGTCTGCATGTTCAGTTACCCGATTATGTGGTTGTGGATGGCAAGTTCGCCAGTCATGAACAGTTCGAAGAGGACAACGCATACGTTACACTGGTTGGTATTAAGCGCAAGATACCAATGATCAATCAGTTCGAGACGGAATTCTTCGAGGTTGTTGGTCATATCGACAGCCAGGGTTATGACGTGAGCGAAGTCGTTGATGACCCGCATCAGTTCAGTGTCTGGTATGCGACCGGCAGTCATGAGGATGAAGGTTTCCTTAATGACCTGATGAAAAATATGCGTGACTACAACCCAGGCAGCGACCGAAATAAAAAGTTCGTGGATCGTCTCCTGGACGAACGCAGGGCGACCGGACAACTACTGCCTACAGAGATAGCCTTCGTAATTAATCATCTCGTCTGTGCGTTGTACAATGCGGCTCGCGTGGGTCACAAGGGTAGCACCAAACTCGCTTACAACATGCTCCGTAATACTCTGCTGGAAGTTGGCGAGGCTCAGGGCCGGTTACACAAACCGATCAATGTCGAGATCGTAGAAGAAAGAAATGACTGGTAATCTGCGATAGCTGTGATATAGTGCCTTCTCAATCGGGAGGGTACTATGAACAGAACTCGTAAAGAAATGACTGCGTGGTTGATTGCACTTCACGCAGAAAGCAAGAAGCAGTATGCCGAAAGCAAAGAGATGTATAAGCAGCACAAATGGTATGGTAAACTGGTTCTGTTTAATAGCCATACCGCCAACCAGATTGGCATGTATTGTGCTATGTCTGGAATGGAATTTGCTATTATGCGGATGAAAGCATACTGGAAGTTTTATTACACACACGGCGCAACAATGACCGAGAAGGTTGGTTACCCGTTCCCGACTCATTTTGATGTAGACATTACAAACCATGGCGTATTCGTCAATACCGTACACCGTACACGATACAACATTCGAGCAATGATGGAGAAATACCAATGATTTTACTGACCGTAATCGCAATCGCATCTGTAGTCCTGATCATCCTCGCACTGGTCCAGGCAAAAACCAGCAGCAAAAAGCTGACCGCGTTCTTCCTGGCTATCGGTATTGCCTGTCTGGTGTTCTCTGCTGGTAACATCTACCTGAAGAAAACCCATACACATATTGATGTCAGCGTTACTGCTGACGTATCTGTTACCAAAACTAAATAGTATGGATACGAAACCAAAATTGGTCGTATGCTGGCGGTGTCTTCATGTGTATGACCACAACAAGGCACCGAAGACAAAAACGAAGCGCTTATCGGTTAAAGAAGCAGAATGCCCTAAGTGTGCCTGCAAAATTTGTATGGGGTAACCATGATAACGATTGTTATGTATCAGAAGTACGACAGCGCTTATTCAGACAGAACGCAAGGTCACGAAGAGGCTATGGAAGAAGAAGGAATTCTTTGCGTAACGGAAGACATTCATAAGGCGTTTAAAAAGATTATCGAACACATGGAAGAGAATCCCGAAGAGGATATCGACTATGACATTCAGTTCTGGTTAGCTGAAGAGATTATCATGAACAGCGCCGTAAGGGGCAATGTCACCATCGAAGATGTTCTTCAACTCAAAGAAGTTGCGTTACAAGAGATTAAGAACTTTCTGCATTAACCATTAAGCCCTTGCATTCGTGTGAGGGCTTTTGCTATTATGACTTAACCAAAATTTCAGGAGCAGGAAAAATGAAAAGAGTACTGGTAGCGATCCCACTGGTCGCGGTATGCTCGGCAATGCTGGGGTACGGTTTCGGGGCTAAGGATTTGCGCGACCGGACTCCTGTAGTTATTCCGATTGTTCTTGAGCAATCACCTACCGCGCCCTTTGTTGAGTATTCAGAGTTCCAGAAGCTGACCCCAGAGCAAAAATGCGCCGATGGTGGACCTTCTGCACCTCAGATCATTCGCTGGGTTGAAGAACAAACACGGTCCGTTGATTTTATTGATGACCAGGCAAAGAAAAAACTTGTAGCGGACAAGGTTTCGTATTACGATAAGTTCTGTCGGTTAACCTACCGGCTTAATGAGGCGAAAAGAGCCATCGAAACCAAAGGAGAGTAATCATGAATATGTATCTTATCTGGGAATATCTGAAGTTAGGCGACCGTAGCGAACTGCTGAGAAGCGTTGTTGGATTTGCGAAGACCGAAGCAGAAGCCAATAAAATGGTTGCTTTCCTGAACGAAAACGCGGTTCCATCGAGCGGGACTGTTGAGTATAACTGGACATCCGTTTCTGAAGGTCCGGCAACTTCCTGGCTGGTAGATATCAAGAAAGGCGCAAAGTATGATTAGTCTTCAGAATTATGATAAGTGCTGCATCATGACGTTACTGATGCGTGAACTTGTCCGAACCGATAAGGGATGGACAGTTTCTATCGCTGGGGAACATTTGGGCTTTATTGGTGTTTATACACACTCTCGCAGAAAGAAATACAAATACACTGCGGTTACTACTATGGGCCATGAGATCGATTCCTGTAAAACGTTCATGACTGCTCTTAGTCAGTTCATTCAACCAGCACGGGCAACTCTGTTCCTGGAAGGACACAACCAGAAACAAGAAATTGGTGTTGTTAAGGAAACGGGGCTTCATTTTGAACTCCTTGCGTGTTCAAACACCGCACTCGATGATAACGGAAGTGTGTTGTGGTACTTCGAACCTATCGATCTTGCGATCAGTCGATTAATGGGCTGGGTAGAATTTGCATGAAAAGAAGCCCCGAAAGGGGCTTTTTGTTATGAGGAAGAAAGCTGGAGTTTGATCTGTTCAATATCATCAGGTTCATCAATGATACTGTAGTAGATTGTTACCGTGATGCTGTTGGTGTCGTAATCAGGAATCACGTCAACAGTCAGGTTATAAACGCGGGGTTCGTACCGCCTGATCGCGGTCTCTATTGAAGTCTTAACACTCTGCGCCGTAAGCGGGTTCATGTTCTCGAAAATCTGTTCTCCGATATCACATCCGAATTCACTGTCAAAGGGCCGTGTTCCTTTCTGAGTAGTCACAATTCCTATCAGGCAGTTCTTCACAGCAGCCGCCCCCTTAGAGGCGGTTACATCCTTATTCCAGTCTCGGGTCATATTCGGTTCAATGTCGCTATACAGCAAACGGATATTAACCGACATATTATACCACCCTTAAAAACGCCTCTAAGCCACGCAGAGAGACTATTTGTGTATAGCCACACGAACACCTTACCGGGATGTTTGCAACCACCGCTGGCTTCTCCAGTGCGCTATTTATTGTTTTGAATATGTTGAAGTCGATGCTGTTCAGCACGGCTTCTTTCTCGGACTCTTTACAGTCAGACCACAAGATCTGTTCACCGTCGATAACGACAAATTCAATCAGGTCCGGGATCATCTCTTCGCCGGTCTTGTATGGGCGAACCGAAATTTTGATATCGTCACCGAACACCTGATCTTCGAACTCTTCAACCATGATTGCATTTTTGTGCAGGTCGAACTTGATCAGTTCTTCGCAGGTCGGACACTTAATCTGCAACCCGACCTTAGTTATGTTCAGGCTGTCAAAGATAGCCATGAGGTGAACATAGTCCCGCTGATGATGAAACAGTTTTTCAATACCGATGATACAATCATCAACTCCAACCTCGTTGACAGTCAGAGGCCGGTATTTAACCCCGTATTGCGGGATCTCTTTATATGTGTGCTTGCGCATCAGCTTTTACCCTTTGGATTCTGTGACTTCAAATCATCTGCCAGGAGAGCAACATAGATCTGTCGTTCCATCGGGGAACAATGCATCATAGTGTCTACGTGGAGATCATTTTTATTTAACAGATAGTTGGTCTTGAAGAACTCATTCAGTTCTGATTTATTGAACAGGATCTTAAACAACGGCAACAGCGTACTGATGGTTGTTTCCCTGATAGTTACCCGGCATGAGGCAATCAACATAGAAACGATGTTCTCTACATCCTCCCGCGTGACCATATCCAGCACCGCGTTTTTGCTCGGTTCATCCAGAGATACCCATTCGTGTAACTGCCCATTATGCTCTACCTGTCGGATACAATCAAGGAAAATATCCTCACTTACATCACGCTTGCGCGGGAAGTCAAAGACCAGCTTAAGGTTTTCATCAATGGGATATTCCCTGACAAGTTGATAATCATGAATGACCATAAACGTTTCTGCCATACCCTTTGCAGATTTGATGCTGACCTTGATTGCGTTCTTACCAAACGATGCACAGTACACCTTGATAAAGATGTGCTCCTGCTCCGTCTTCGAATAGCCCGGATAGAGAATATCAAGGATCTCGTCTACAATGATCTGTTGTTCTGTCGGGGTCTTGCCTTCCATGTCTGCGCTTGTCAGAAGGAAACTTAACTGGTCCTTCACAGTAAGCAACGGGAAGCGCTTCACCCCGTTCTTAAGGTTTACTCGAACTATATCAACCATAATAACCTCAAAGGGGCCGAAGCCCCTTATTGTCCTGTAACAATGTTTCGGATACCGATAGCAGCAGCCTCGGTAAGCGACTGTTTGAAACCATCCCAGCCCTGTTTATCTGCTTCGACAATCCAGCCGGTTTTATAAGCAAAGTCTACGGTAAAGGTCCAGATTTCATTGTTGCTTTCGTATGACAGTTCAGGGTTGCTCACCTTGACCGGCAAACACTTCTGAAAAACGTATGTGCTGTGTGGTACACCGTCACGATTGTGTAAGTTAACCTGAATCGCGCTTGACACCTCATCAATGAACGCATACTGTCCAGAGATATCGTCTCGGATCGCTGACATCCACTCATGGAATACTTTCAGGTTCCGGGCCTCGCTATCGGTGCGGAATGTCAAAGACAGTTCTCCGTTCTCCGGGCGAGTAAAACGAATCTGCGGAACACCGGCATTGTACACGTATTCATAGCCCAGTGTTTTACCTGGCAACTGAACACCAACAATACTCAGGCCCATATTGTACATCATGCGATCACGGAACTCTGTGAGATACTGACCGTAGATGCTGTCACCAAACAGGGAACTTACCAGGCGAGGGCTTAGCGCCCCCATAACCTTGCTGAAGCCTGTTTTATTCAGAGACATAATGGCTTTGTCTACGCCATAGTCAAACAACTTGCTTACACCGCCCGTGATCGCATCCATGAACTCGTTTGGATTGTTCGCGTTGATTGTGCTCATGGTTCCATCGATCAGGGTGTCGCGGATACTGCCTATTGTACTGTCCAGAATACGCGATGCGGGACTGGTAGCAAACACAACGCTAAACAGGTTGTTTCGCTGAAAGTCCCGGTTAGCCATCCCGGACAAAAATTCATTTACGCTGTAGAACATGATTCCCCCTAGTACTGCGTATCAAAAATCGAATCCTGACGCATATCGATAAGTTCCATAAACTGAACTTCAATCTCAACCGCAATCGGGGTATTCGGTGATTCTCTCAGGGTATTTACAATATTGTCTATTGTGCGCCCGAAGCGAACCGAAGTGATACCAGCAGGACCAAAGGTCGAATGAGGCAAACGCAATGCATCACCGGATTGGAAATCGCGGATGAACCAGACAGGCGGAGACTTGATTACTTCAACGTTGCTGATGAAGTCAATGATCTGGTTGCCGGTACTGTCCAGCATGTCAGTTGCCGAAGACTGATTCGAACTACCCAGCAGAAGGTTTGCGGCTTTGGAAGCGGCTACGTTGTAGTAGTTCTTTGCCATTGCTGCAAGTTCTTTCGGTGTCCCGCCTG